CGAGATCTACACTATCCTCTTCGTCGGCAGCGTCAGATGTGTATAAGAGACAGGGGATATGGCATGTGTACTGGGACGAAGAATGGAGCGGGGGGAGAGGCCCTAATAGATGGAAAGGTGATATACGCTGGAAAGCATTGCACCCTAATTGCTTCTTCCCCGATGCCCGTTGCAGGGAGTCAGTAGATGACGGTATACGGGTGCATAAGGCAATTTGGCAACCGATTGAGCATGTAAGGAAACGATATCCTGATGCAGATATACTCCCGGACACGGTTGACCCGTCAGATTTTATCGGTGATGAATTGGAAGAAGTTGGCTCAGGGGAAGAACTGCATGACCAGGTTAGAGTAGTCGAAACGTGGTATATTGGAGAACCCCTAATTCTCGGCCCCGGCGAAGAAAGCCAAGGAGATGGACTTCATATTATCTGGTGGATTGAGGGGCAAAACAAGTACCTTAATCATGCAAACTATGTAATGTTCGAGCCTGGGGAAACGCCAACATTTTCGTCTGTTTTTATTGTAAAACAGTGTTATCCAAGAGAAGGAAATATTTTCGGGTATGGCGAGCCATTCTTTTTTAAGCAGATACAGATTATCCGTAACAAGACAGCCGAGTTAATCCTTGAAGGGCACCTGCACCACGCTATAGGACAGACGTTTTATAACGAAGGTGCATTAACCCCTTCACAGAAAAAAGCAGTTGAGCAGAAAGGTGCAATACCTGGTTGGTGGTTTCCTGTACAGGATATTATGCTAATACGCCGTGAATTTGGGGCAGGAGTGCCTGCGTCACTATTAAATGAGTTAGACCGCCTACAGAGGATGGCGGAGATGGTTGTAGGCAGGTTTGACATTTCCCAGGGGCGCACACCGGGGAGTGTTACGGCTTTCCGTGCATTGGACTTACTCAATACCCGCGCACAAATACGTTTGCGTTCCAAAGAAGAGTCCATTGCTTCCAGTTATGAAGAAGTAGGGGCAAGCATAAACCGCCTGATTGATATTTGTTACGATACAGAGCGAAGTTACCGGATTATTGGTAATGAAGATACCCGCAAATGGGGAAGGTATGACCCTGAAGAACACAAGCGGGTATATTTCTATGCAACAAATGAGTCAATGTCCTTACGGGACTTTAGACAGAGGTATCCACAGTCATTTGATGATGTGTCGGGAGTTGCGCAAGGAGAAGGTGCACCTATAGAAGGACAGGATTTTGAAATCTATTCCCCGGAATTAGACGTTACCTGTAAGGTGTCTACTACACTTCCCAGTGACCGTCTATTCTATATGGAAATGGCGAAAGAATTGTATGGGGGCAATTTGATAGATGAAGAAATCTTCTGGTACGTTATGGAGCATGGAAAATTCCCGCCCTTTGAAGAAATGCGGCAGAAAATAATCGAAAGGCAAAAAATGGAACAGCAGATGATGATGTTACAACAGATGCAGGGAATACAAGGACAGCAACCACAGCTAAATATACAGCCACAGCAAGGGGCAATGCCAAATCAAGTACCTGCACAAGAACAAACACCACCTCCGACAGCAGATGAAGTTATAGGGTTGATGCCTGAAGAAGCCAAGGTATGGTACGAACAACAGCCGCCTGAAATCCAACAGGCGTTTATTGAAGAAATAGAACAGGCAATGGGAGGTGAGATGCAACAACCTTCTATTTACCCTGACGAGGGTTAAACGGATATACGTTGGCACACGGTAAAGTGCTAGTGCGACGGCACTATAAAAGCGGAATAGCCGAGGGGCGCAAACCTGGAGGATGATAATGGAGGATATTATCAGAATGGATTTACAGTTGTTTGCTGATGATGGGCTGTTTGGTGAAGGCGCAGAAGAAGATGACCCTACTGTAGAGGATGAAGTTCCCGAAGCGGAAGAAGAAGTCGAGGACGATGACACAGACCTTGCAGCGTTATTGGAAGAAACAGAAGAAGAAACAGAAGAAGAAACAGAAGAAGAAACAGAAGAAGAGGAAACCAAGCCTGACGGCAAATTTTATACACAGGCTGAAATTGATGCCTTAATCTCAAGCAGGCTCAAAAGAGAGCAGGAGAAGTACAGCAGATTAGAAAGTACCTTAAGTGCAGTGAAACAGCTTGAGAAAGCTGCCGGGATGGCTATTCCTGACATCTTAGAGCAGGTTAAGGATAATCGTGTGCAGGCTTATGTAGATGAGGGTATGGATGAGGAATTAGCAAGGAAACAGGTAGAGCAGGAGTTGCACTTTGATGAACTGCAAGAACGTGTTAGGCGTTCAGAAGAATATATACAGAACATGAACCGCACAGTTCAGTATGAGCGTCAAAAAAATGCTGTTATCAACAAGAACCCTCTATATAAAAAGCTGGAAGCCGAGATAGACGCATTTTCAGGCTATGGACAGATATTGGGATTTGAGGATGCCGCCAAATATATCATAGGTGAAAAAATTGCCAACGGAGAACTTCTTGAGGACATCCGCAAGGGGACGGCAAACAAGCTCCTTGCAGGAAGCACCAAGAGGGGCAAGGCCACGATTGAGCCTGGTTCCCAGGCGGGAGGAAAGGCTTCAAGGGCACTGTCAGCCTATGAGCGGCATGTAGCAAAAGCGCTTGGGATTACTGAAAAAGAGTGGGTTAAAAGCAAACAGCAAATTGAGAAAAAACGCAAAAGAAGGTAGCTCCCGAAAGGGAGATTTTTTAATTAAGGAGTGATTTGCAATGGCTTATACAGCCCCTAGAGTTTCGCAGGGTTTTGAGCTTATTGGGAATATGTTTGGCCCGGCTCCTAACCCGAATAAGTATATCCTTACACCTAATACCGCCTTCAATAAAGGCGATATGGTTGTGCTGACTAACGGCATGGTAGCAAAGGCCGCCGCTGGCGCCACAAATGTTTTAGGCGTAATGGCTAAGTCTTACACCACTACCGAGAACCCGGCTGCCAAGCAGACTTGGGGCCTTGTCTACGACAACCCGTTTAACATTTACCGGTGTTCATTTGATGACCATAGGGATGCAGTTGCAACAGGTGGTACTGCAACAACCTTAATTGACACCAATCTTTCCACTTCGAGTAACGATGTGTGGAATGGTGCCATGCTGTGGATTTACGATGGCCCGGGAGCAGGGGATGTCCGTATCGTCAAGGATTATATTGGCGACAGTGATACGCTTGTTGTTGAAGAACCTTTCTCCGCTACTCCCACGACTGCATCCAAGTACATCCTCTTGGGTGAAGCGGGAGCAGTAGGGGATGTAATCTTCCCTGGTGCTACCGGTGTTGACCTGAAAGACGAGAACACCATTGATGCTAGCGCTCCCAATAAAGACGGTGACGGTCCTTTGGCGGTACTGGCGATTGACTTCCCCAACCTAATGATGACAGTGCTTATCCGAGAACACCTCTATAACNNGCGTTTTTTTTATTATTCAAAAGGAGTTGACGTACCATGATGGTTCCTGATAATTGGGGTGCATTGCTTGAACCTGGTCTTAGGAAAATCTTTGACCAGCACAAGAGAGATTTGCCGGACTATATGGCGCAACTGTTTAACGTGGAAACTTCCAGCAAGGCACAGGAAATAAGCCAAGGCGTAGGTTCTCTCGGAATAATGGACGAGTGGGAAAAGACAAATAAGCGAGTATCCTATGAGGACATTGACCCTGGCTTTAAGCCCACATATATTCACAAGAAATACTCAAAAGGTATTCAGATCGAGCGTGAATTAGTGGATGATGATCAGTATAACGAGATTAAGAAACGTGTAAAAAGACTGTCAAGGGTTGTGTACTATACCAGGCAAGTGCATGGCCTGTCGGTATTTAACAATGCGTTTAACGGGGCATTTAAAGGACCTGACGGACAACCGTTATGCTCAAATGCGCACCCATTGAGTCCTGAAAGCACAGCAACCCAGAGCAATATTGGCACAGAAGACCTTACTGCTCCTGCTATAGAAAACGCAAGAACTAGGATGATGGAGTGGAAGGACGACAAGGGTAATCCAATTGATATTATCCCGGATACTATCCTTGTACCTCCTGCTCTCAGGAAAGCGGCATTGATTATTGCCGACTCTGATAAAGAGCCAGATATTTCCGATAACAACGTAAACGTATGGAAAGGTTCACTGAATGTAATTGAGTGTTCCTTCCTGCTTGATCCGAAAGCCTGGTTCCTGATTGACGGTCAAAGGATGAAAGACTTTCTTAATTGGTATGACCGTCGCAAGCCGGACTTCCAGTACGAAGAAGAATTTGATACAGAAGTTGCTAAGTATAAGACGGTCGGTCGCTGGAGTTATGGATGGGACGATTGGACATGGGTTTATGGAGCAAATCCTGCTTAGTAACATCTGCGGGGGCATAACTGCCCCCGACTTTAATTTATAAGGAGATGTTTGAAATGGCTCATAACAGGCACTTTGGGAGCAAATACTCCCATTTTGGCGAGGATGGCAAAGGACATGATATTAAAGCCTATGGCAATGCCACAGGCAAGTACATGGAATGGGAT